GGCGAGCGGTGGATGGACGGAAAGCAGCAGCGCTCTGAGAATTCTTCACGTCGGTGTACGTAACACCGTCGGGGTTCTGAGCGCCGACGCTTTCACGCAGTCCAATCCGCCCATCATCACGGCCGCCGCAACGGTCTCCACCGCGCCCGGACTCCTCACGGAGGTTCTCGGCGTACTCTCGGGCTCGGTCGCGTTCACGCGTCCGGACGCGGGTTCCAACCACATCGGCGGTCCCGCGACCGTGGCGATCACTGGTGTCTCGGCAGTGCAGGCGTACAACACGCGCCCGCTCGGCTGTTTCATCAACAACGCCGCCGGCAATGCCTACGAGAACCTTCCGGCGTCCGCGTCGAACAAGGGTCCGTACGTCGCCGCGATGGGCACCTACGGGAACCGTCTCTACGAGACGCAGTTCCTGGCAGCCGCCGCTCCGTTCCTCCTCGGGGACGACCTCCCGTACCTCACGGGTCAGGACCTGATCGCTTCGGCGAACGGCTACCTGATGCCGCGGTTCGTGGACAACGCTGGCACGCCGGTCTCGATCGACACCTCCGGCATCGCTCTCGAAGTCATGAACGGGAAGACTGCGGGCACTTCGCAGACCCTGGGCATCCTCAAGATGGTCCCCGACTCGGTTCAGACCGAGTTGGTTTACGACGCTCGCGTCTGAACGTCGAAAAGAAGGACTAGGAACATGACTATCAACGTCAACAACGCCGTCAAGCAGAAGATCATCAGCGACTACCTCAAGACCGCTTCGGGCCGTAACAAGCTCGCGGCGTCGATGACGCAGCCGCTCCGTACCCGCCGCGACTACATGTCGGTAGGCCGCAAGACCTTCCTGGTCGAGCAGCTTCCGGATGGCGCGCTGCCGATCTACGACAAGGACCCGGACGTCACGGCGTACGTGGTCGGCGAGGAAGGCGAGAACATCCTCGCCATCACCAAGCCGCGTCGTGTGATCTTCCCGCTGTTCGAGATCGCCTCGAACCCCGAGATCCCGCTCACGCAGATCAAGGAGCGTCGTTTCGATCTCATCGAGCGCGCCCAGGATCTAGCGCGTGCGATGATCCAGGCGGCGGAAGACGAGCGCGTCTTCGCGGTTCTCGACGCGATCGCGGTCAACGGCTTCGACTCGCTCCCGGGCGGGACGAACGCCGACATCCCCGTCATCGCTCCGATCACCGGTGCGGTCCTCGCGGACGCCTTCTCGCTCATCGAGCGCCACGACCTTCGGGTCGCACGCGTGTACATGAACGCGCGGGACTACGCGGATATCCGCAAGTTCGGTCGGGACATCCTCGACATCGAGTCGCAGGCGACCCTGCTCAAGACCGGCCTTCAGGCGACCCTCTGGGGCGCCCAGGTCATCACGAGCCGCCTCGTCCCGGTCGGAACCGTGTACGTGTGCTGCGAGCCCGAGATGTTCGGTCGGATCCCGGTTAGGACGGAGCTGACTGTCCTATCCGCGGACGATCCGAAGGCGCGTACGATTGGTTTCAGTGTGTTTGAGAACCTCGGCATCGGCGCCTACAATCCGCGCGGTCTCGTGCGGCTCTCGATCACGCGCTGAACCTGCTAGATTAGGCCTATAAAAGGCCCGATCGCTACCGAGCCCGGTTCCCGAAAGGGGGCCGGGCTCGATGCTTTTTAGTCTCGATTTATTCGAGGGCGGTAGTCGCTTCGTTAGGGTATCGTCCTACGATGAGAACCTTCGTATGCGCATGCGGGACGTCTTGGGCGACCGAACTCCTCGGGAGGTTTACGACTTGCGACGAGTGTAAAGTCCGAAAGGGGATCGAGCGGAGAACTCGATCCTGCGCCTACCGGAATTGCGGGAAAGAATTCCTCGACGAGTCTCGGAAGAACACCGTCAAGTTCTGTAATCCGGAGTGCGGGAGAAGAGAGAAGGCCTTCCGATCCGGAAAGGCCCTCGACGAGAGTTACTTCCGGGTCTCCTCGGGGGAGAGGATCGTTCCTGGCGGCTCAGGGTTACGGAAGTGCATCCGATGCGAGGATAGGTTCCTCCCCGAGCCGGAGGACAAGGCTAATCGTTGCTTGAAGTGTAGAGACGGCGCTCGAAGTAAGTCGTGCCGTAGATGCGGGACGTCCTACATAGACGAGTCGCTCAAGAATTCGAGACGGTTGTGTTCCGGATGCGCTCCGCTAAAGGAGGAAGCGTCGGCGAAGAGGGGTATGCCCGAACACACTCTCGAACTCCGGGATCTCACTCCCTACACGAATACTTGGTACGGGAGGGTAGGCGAACTCCTCTTTCTGCGTATGCACGAAGGCGCCTTCGATGCAGTCTCCGAGTTTGGGAACCTATCTCCGTTCGACGCCTATGAACGAAAGCTCGGACGAGTATCCGTAAAGACGGCGGGGAGTCACGATTCCAAATACGGGGTTAAGAAATGGGGCTTCCAAATCGAGGGTGATAACCGTCGCTCGGAGACCTCTTTCTTCGTTGGGTTATCGAAGGCGCGCGACCGGGTAGAGAGGGCCTGGTTGATTCCCTCGAAGGACGTTCCCGATCGGCTGATCTCCATGAGTCCCGATAGTAGAGAGTATGACCGGAGTAGCACCGAACTTTCGAAGGAGAAGGTCGAGAGATTGGATGCGAAATTCCAATCTATCCTCGCGGAGACGGTTAGTCCGGAGAAGCTTCCCGCCAGAGAACCTAGGGTTCAGGTCGAGTACGATCGGATCGTCCTAGGGAAAGTAGGTGAGGCCGTATACAAATTCCTCAATCCGAAAGCAGATCACGTATCCGCTCGGAACCCCACCACCCCCTATGACTTCGTCGATTCTGACGGGACTACCGTCAACGTAAGAGCGAGAAGACGTAATCCGGACGGTCGATGGACGTTCTTTCGATCGAACGGATGCACCGCGAAGGTCTACTTCTTCTTGGGCTTAGATAGGAGCGCGAGGACGTTAGAGCGCGCCTATCGGGTACTCGCCGAGGATATGCCCCCGGCGGGGTTCTCCGTAAGTCAGCAAGGGGATTCTAAGTGGGTACCTGTAGACGATATTGGACTACCAAGACCCGTATCTGACTTCGTAGCCGTTAGTCAGATGGACGAGATCCACCTAGAAATCTCCGGGCTTACGAAGGATCTTGTAGCGTCCCTTTCCCCCTCGGAGAAGGGTCTACTTACCTCAAATGCGTTCTTCTATCACCGAGCGCTCGGTTTTCCGTTCCCGGAAATACCGAACGACGCCCTACTTGAGCGGGAAGTAGCTCGGGTTCGTGCCTATCTCTCGAACGATAGGGTTCTCCCTGCAGATAAGGCCGGTCTTACTTTCTGCTCGGCCTATATGCCTCACAGATTCAAGACTCGAAACGAGAACGCGGACTTCTCCGCCTTTTCCGCCTTCGAGAACGACGAGAGGCTTCGAAGGGCGTTAGCCTTTTGTCTGAGAGGTGAGAAGCCGGGACTTACCCGTCCGGCCCTCAGATCGGCCCTTACCGCGCTAAATCGAACGCCGACTCAGTTCCGGCCCTCCGTCGCTTACGCGTTGGTAGAAGCCTTCTGCCCTCCCGGAGAGACGGTATTTGATCCTTGCGCCGGTTGGGGCGGGAGAGCGTTCGGGACGATCGTATCGGGTCGGCGTTACGTAGGTGTAGAACCTCGAAAGGAGACGGCGTCGGCTCTCTATCGGATGGGGGTTCGTCTCTCCGAGTTTCTCGGTCTTCCTCATGCTGTTATGAGAATAGAGGAGACTCGTATTCAGGACTTCGTTGGGGAGAGCGGGAAAGCAGGTTTCGCCCTAACTTCCCCTCCATACTTCACTCGCGAGGTCTACGACGAAGGGCGAAACGTCGGGTCTCTAGAGGAGTGGGAAGCGGACTTCCTTCGACCGATGTTTACGAAGACTCGCTCGGTCCTTCAAACGGGCGCTTTCTTCGCCGTAAACGTCTCGGATCTCAAGACACGGAAAGACCCGATCCCTCTTGAACGTCTTACAGTAGAGGCCGCGCTCGCTACGGGGTTTACGCTCGATTCTATCTGGCGAATGGAGAAGGGCTCTTTCGGGGCGCAGGAGTCGGGGAGATACGAACCCGTCTTCGTGTTTAAGGCGTAAAGGTCCCGAGTACGGAGGGGATGCGTAGGTGGATATCGAGTTCGCGAGGGCCTCGCTCGCCGAGGATAATCCGGAGGCTCTTTGGCCGGACGGGTTTGACGGGGCTTACCTCGGCGTAGCTCGCCGTTGCGGGCAACCGACGCTTGCGACGTTCTCGGTAGAGAAGGCTCTACGGATCCTGATGGACCGAGACGGTATGACCCAGGAAGAAGCCGACGAGTTTTTTGAGTTCAATGTCGTAGGGGCCTGGATGGGAGA